TCATATCCATAACTTTATCTTGCAAAACATCAAAGCAAGAAGAGGAATCTATGATTTCTATGTTAAGTGTGATGAAGAGAACAACACACCAGAAGACATTGATAATTACAGAATGAATGTTTGGGTATTTATTCAACCAACCAAATCTGCAGAATTCATCAAAGTTCCTATTATTATAACAAGAACAGGTGCTAACTTTGGAGAAATAGCATCTGCATTGCTTTAATACGAGGGTGGGGTTTCCTGCCCTCCTTTTATCTTATACTAAAAGGAGGTTATTATGGCAAGACCAACACTGAGCCAATTGAGAGCATTACCAGATAAGAGGACAACTTACCAGTGGGACTTGACTTTTGAATCATTTCCAGCAGGAGTGTCTGCACCTCTTTCTTCTGAAGACATAAATATAAGATGCATTTCTTCAACTTTACCAGTAAAAGAAGTCCAAAAGATAGAATATACTGTGAGAGGATTTACTTTAAGTCAACCAGGAACATATACAGTAAGTTCTCCAATTGAGCTTACATTCATATCACCAATTGATATGAATCTTGAAGAGTTTTTCAGAAATTGGAGAGAAGCATGCACTCAAACTGATACTGGAACTCATTTACCATTTGACCAAGTAACTTGTAATATTATTCTAACACTTTTAGATAGACAAGATAAACCTATCTGGAAGTATAAACTTATAGATTGCTGGCTTCCCAAATATGAAACAGGAGATATGAACTCTGATAATGCTATAGCTAACTCAGTAGCAACTATTGAATTTATTGATGTTGAGGACGGAAGACCTTAATAGAGGATTAGAATGAAAGTAACTCTTTCAAAACTGAGAAGTTTTATTCCATCAAGAACATATAAGTGGGATGCTAAATTTCAGTCACTTTCTTATTCTATGATAAAAGATCCTCCTGAACCTTTTAATGACTGGTTTCCAGCTACAGAATGTGAGGTAAATGAGTATAATTTCTCTGAGGGAGATTTAACAGTAGCAGGATTATCTTTAACTTTTCCTTCTACTATATCTTTGGGAACTGTTTCAATTTCATTCATTCCAGATGAGGAAGAAAAAATAATCTCTTGGTTGGAAGAGTATGAGAAACTGAGGAGAGAAAGATATTTGTTGTCAGATCTTGTGGTAGGATTGTATCTGATGAAGTATAAAGGAAATAATGAAATAGTAAAGTCGTATGGTCTCATAGTTTATCTTTCTTCAAATGTAAGAAGATCTTGGAATTCTGAAAGTGGAGTGGAAACAATTCCTTTGGAGTTTAAGATTGTAGGGTTTCTTGAAAAACAATAGTTTGGAGGGTGTATGAAGGTTTATTCTAAGGGGGAATTCCAAAAGTCAAATACACTTGCAATTCCCAAACTTCCAGAATATACTTTTTATCCTAAGGACTTACCATCAAAAGGACTATTTTATTCAAACCAATTTTTAGTAAAAGTCAAACCCTATACATTTGGAGATATAGAGTATATTTCTCAGTCAGACCTTCCTTTAAGGGATATTATAAAGTTTATTTTACAGGGAATAACAACAGAGTTAGAAGAACCAGAAAATCTCACTTTCTTTGACTTCTTATTTCTTTCATTGGTGAGGAAGCTAATATCATTTGGAGCAGAAAAATATAAGATAGAAGTCTCTTGTTCAAAGTGTGGTAAAAAACTCACAAAGACTTTTACTCTTGAGGATTTAGAGTTTAAAGATATTGAGGTTGATTCTTACAAACCTTTGACTATTGAGTACAGAGGATTTCGATTTATTCTTGATGTGTTAAGAGTGAAAAGAGTGTTAGAAGTTTCTTCAAATAAGAAGGAGTTATCTCCTCTTGAAGTGCTAGCATTACATATTACATCATTGAGTTTTAATGATGCCAAAGAATTCCTGAAGAATCTTATAGAAAATGATTTCAAGGAGTTTGAGCAGATAGTCAGGAAATATTTTTATCACGATTTAAAGCCGTTGGTGTTGAGATGTTCTTGTGGACATCAGATTGGTATTGATTTAATGACAGAGGTTGACTTAATAAAACCCTTTCGTGAATCCAGAGAGTCTTCAGCATTTAAAATACTTGACAGTTAAACTTGGTTTTGCTGATGCATACACAATAAACTTTGTTGATTATGCTTCACTTCTTTATCTTCATGAATTAGAGGCAAGATATAATGAAAAGAATAAAGCTCGATAAGTTTCTTCCAAGTTTAAATGTGGAAGATTTGTATTATAGATATAGAGTAGCATTAGATAGATTAAGAGGAGTCAACGAATATGAACAACTACATAGACAACTCGAACAGGTAGCATTTAAGAATGAATCTCTTGCAAGGACTATTCAGAAATCCTTCCAAAACCTTTCAAGAGAACAAGGGGAAACTTTTGAAAAATACATTCCCATATTGATTTCAGTGTCAGAGAAAATACTAAATAGAGAGAAAGTTACAAAGTCAGAAGTAGAAAGATATGTTGAAGCAACAAAAGAACTTTCTTCTATCATTTCCCAACTCCCTAAAGAAATATCATCTTCAATTGAGCCAATAGTAAAAACTCTAGTAAAAGTTCTTGAGAACGAAAAAGTTTCCACTGAAACAAAGTTTCAGATTTTCCAAGAAACTCTCCAGTCCTTGAAGGATTTAGGTTCATTACCAGAAGAGTTGTCAAAATATCAAGCAATCTCACAAGAGACATTTCTAAAATATCAAAGTGAAATCTTGAAGACTTTAAAGTCAAAAGAAACTCTGAGGGAATTTGAGCGTGAGCAACAACTTACAGAAATTCTTTCAAAGTTTAATGAACTTCTACAATCCAAAGAACTCCTTGAAAGGACAAAGAAAGGAAAATCTTTAGCAGAAAGATTTCTTGAAGAACCTGTTAGACTAGCAAGAGGAAGAACTTTACTTGCTGGAACAGTAGAAACTGCATTTTCATTATTCGGAATGCCAACAGTAGGTTCTGTAATAGGGGATATTCTTGAAAGTGGAATAGGAAGTCTACTTCTATTTAAAGGACTTGGCAAGATATTTAGGTTAGGAAGTATTTTAAGGCCATCAGGATTAAAAACAGTTCTTAGACTTGGTAGAGGTTTGACAACATTTGTTAAACCTACTATAACTTCAACAGTCCCTCTAGGAATTCCTAAATTAGCAGGATCTATGATTCATACAACAATAGAAACTCCTCTTGCAACTAAAACTTCTTCATCTCTATTGTCAAGATTTGTTGGCTTTACTAAAAGAGGAACTTCATTTGTTAGTAAGTTAGGAAGTATTGCAAGATTAGGAAAATTTGCAAAGTTTGTTCCTATAGTTGGAACTGCTTTGACGATAGGGACTTCATTATTTGATGCTTTTACAGGTTGGAATGAAGCTGAACGAATCTTTGGAACCAAGAAAGCCACTCTTGGACAAAAGATATCTTCAAGTATTGGCTCTTTGATTTCAGGATTAACTTTTGGTTTACTTTCTAAAGAGTCTGTAGCTAAAGCTATATATTCAGCTGGAAATTATCTTTTTGGAGGTCAAAACCAACCAAGTGTTCAGTTGTCTTCTATTTCTGATAGAGCAACCCAAGCTGTATCAAAATCTTCTTCAATTATTGAGTCTTACACCTCAAGAGAATCATCAAGTTCAGTTCAGCCAGTTGTAATACAACAACAAGTTCAGCCACCTCAGCAAACCCAAGAATCTCCAGCAATACCTACTCAGAAATATATTGATAGTTATGGAATAGCATTTACTAATGCTCTATTGTTTGAATAAGGAGTAGATCAATGCTTGAGATTGAGAGAATCTATCGTGATCCCAAGTATACTGTTCAGATTGTGGCACCAGGACTAAATCTTACTTTCCTGTTTACAGGGCAGTTATCTATAAGTGGAAGTGCAGAGTTTACAACATTGTTTCAATCAGCAAGAATTAATCAGATGAAAGAGACTTTGCTAAAAGCACAGCAAGTAATATCAGAATTAGGAGGAAATGCAGTAGGTAATCTTGTCAACAAAGTAGGAGTTTTGCAAACCATTAATCAGACTTTAGCAATATTTACAGGATATTCAAAACCTCAGATTTCAGTGCAGGTATTTGACCTAGCATTTTCAAAAGATCATAATCCTCAACAGAGATTAAAGCAGTTGTTAAAAGCTGTATTTCCTGAAGAAATAAGTAATGTAACAGTATCAAAGCCATTCAATTATAATCCAAGTTTTACTAATCCAAATTCAACAAGTGGATTAGTTACACTGAGAATTTCAACATTCTTCAAAGCGAGTAATTGGTTTGTCATTAGAAATGTAGATCTATCCTTTTCACAAGAAATTTCTGCTTATGGATTTCCTCTATATGGAACTGCAACAATTACATTTGAACCATATAGACTTCCTTCTTATAGTGAAGTATCATCTTGGTTTGTGAGGTAGTAGATGTATTTCATTAACTTGGATTATCAAGGAACACCAAAATATTCATTTGGTAGGTTCTGCAAATATTCTGATGACTTATATGATGTTATTACTTCTTATTTTCTACTAAAACTTAAAGAATTACCAGTGAAAGGTTATCTTATTATCACTCCAGATTTAGAATATAGACCAGATTTATTGTCATATCAGTTATATGAAGACACTCAATATTGGTGGTTGTTGTTATACTACAATGATTTGGTAAGTTTTGAAGATTTGAAGTCAGGACTTCAGATAAAGTACTTTGACTTGGTAGATTTGGAGTCATTATACTTATCGTTGAAACCCTTGGAGCTAGCAAAGAATGATTAGACTTAAGAATCAACAATTCCTGAAGATTGAAATAGAAGGGCAGGATATTGTAGATACCGAAACTTTAAATAAGTTTGTGGTTATAGAAGAGGCGGGAAATTATCTTCCTACATTTGAACTTGATTTTGTTACTCAAGATCTTGACTTACTTAAGAAGATTAAGGAAACAACTCCTATCAAAGCAATATTTGGAACAGAAGGTTCTGAGTCCCTGACGACAGAGTTTGTTATACTTGAGAAAGAATTCAGCAAATCTGGAAATTCCTATAAAGTTAATCTGAAAGGAATATACAACGCTTCTTCGTATCTCTACGATCCAAAGATAGCTAGTTATGATGATTTTTCTGTCAATGTTATTAGACAGGTAGTAGGGAGAACTTTCAAAGAGGTAGATTTTACAAAAAAGATCACAAAAGATAAACAAGTATGGATTCAATACAATATCCCAGATAGGAAATTTGTATCAGAAGTATGGTTGCATTCATACTTGTCTGAAGATGATTTCTTGTTAATAGGGATTACTTCCTTTGGTAAGTTCAAGTGTTTATCATTTAAGGATATCTTGCAACGAAAACCTTGGAAAGCGTATGGCATACATAGAGAGACTTTATCTGATAGAGAATTCCTCTATGAAGGAGATATAACTATTCAGTCAAAAACGGGATTTATAAACAAACTTGTTTCTTCCAAAGAAGTTATACAATACGATATATTAAACAACCAATACCAGACCGAGATCTTGCAGTTTAAACCTCTTCTTGGACTGACGACAGACTTGGATGCTTCTCTCCAAACTAAATTGAAGTCCTACTATAAGAAGGATGATGACAATGTTCATCAACAGTTCTTTAGAGCATACGAAAGAAATCTTGCTTACTTATTATTGCTTAGTAGAACTGAGGTAGAACTTAGCTATACTGCAAAGTTTTATCCCCACGAGGTATTAGACCCTGTCTATGTTATAGATACTCATCCAAGAACAAAAGGATTTGAGGATTTGTATGCAGGGCTTTATATCATCAGTAAAGTGGTCAGGATTTTTGCTAACAAATCAATGAGAACTTCTCTTACTCTTGTAAGAGATACTCTCAATCTGGAGTAGATATGCTTATCAAATTGTATGATGTTATTCACAAAAATGATTTGCTTGAGAAAATATGGATTGGAAAGGTTGTTGATAATAACGATCCGAGGAAATTGGGAAGGATTAAGGTAATGATAGACTCGTTATTTGGAGGGATTTCGATCAATCATTTACCTTGGGTATCTCCAATAAAAAGTGTATTATTAGGAAGCAATTCAAGCACTTCTCATTTTTCTGTTCCTGAGATAGGGACATTTGTTATTGTGAAATTTGAGAAAACAGTTTATAATGGCTACTATATTGGTGAGATTCAATCTTTACCAACTCATCAATCACTATTTGATGAAAATTACCCTGAGACATATGGGTTTCAAGATGCATCTGGCAACTATTTCAAGATTAACAAATCTACAAAGACAATAGAAGTTTATCATTCGTCAGGAACTCATATTGTTATAGATCAGCAAGGAAATATATCAATCCAAGCAGTTGGAGATGTTAACATAAATGCGAAGAACATAAATCTAAATTGCTAAGAGGTCTGAATGAGTCTGGAAACATTTGACTCTTGGTTACAAGACGCTTCAACATACTGGACAAATGAGATAAATAATAGTACTTTTGCTAACAAAGATGATCTCCTCAATTCACTGAATAACTATCTTTCCCAATTATCTAATGGGAAAAATTCTTTTATAGACAGGTTTGATTCTAAGTTGTTCAAAAGGACTATTAGGGCGTTTGCTACTTACATTGTTATCAAATATGGAAGGGAAATAAATGTTGAAGGATTGACTGTTAAAGATGTTAATATAGATTTTACTTCTTTTCTTGGCTATTGGAACATAGAACTTCCTGACCATACACTTTTGTTTGAATTGCAGGAAGATTCAAATCCAGAGAATGGAATTTTGAATGTGACAGATACATACAATGGTTTTCTTAACACACTGCAATCTTATGATGATAATGCCCTTATGCAAGGGAAGATACAAGAAGTGGTAGAAGCAACAGATGATTTCTTTACTTATCTACAATTGGTAGGAGATACTGGAATTCAACCTATACAAAACTTCAATCCTGATTATGATTCTTACATGAACTACAAGAAAGTATGTGATGCTTATAACATAACTTTACCAGGAGTTTATCCATAATGGCTAGAGGAATAGCAAGGTGTGGAGATTTGTTTAGTGGGATATGTTGTTGTGAAAATGGATGTGTGGGGATGACAGGAGTGGTTGTTACTTGTTCTTCTGATGTGATAACAAATAACAGAGGGACTGCAAGATTAGGAGATGTAGTTATAGGAATCTGTGGTCATCCTGGATTGATAATAACGAGTTCTTCAACTGTTAATGCCAACAACAGAGGAATAGCTCGTTTATCAGATGCAGTTGGTTCAGGGTGCTTGATAGGAATATTAATAACTGCATCAGGAAATTCTTTTACAGGGTAAGTTATGAGAGGTATAATCTACAAGGACTTAAATGCTTCTGCAAATTTAGAACAACCCACATTAGAGAATGAATATGCAGTCTTCCAAGCACTTGATAATTTGCTTCTTACAAGTCCAGGAGAAAGGTTATTCTTACCAGAATTCGGTTCAAGATTACAGGAATTGTTGTTTGATCCTATTGATGAAATAACTGCACTAGAGATAGAACATTATATAATAGAAGCAATAAAAAGATGGGAACCTAGAGTGGAATTGATATCTTCATCTGTTGTTCCTCTCCCTGATGACAACGCTTATGAAATAAGTTTGATTTTCAAGATAAAAGGATTAGAAGGTGAACATAAGTGGGAAAGAATAATTCAGAGGTAAGGGATGATTAATCCTACTTCAGTTTCCTATGAAGAGATAAAGAAAGATTTGGAGAATTATATTCAGCAATTGTCTGAAACAGATTCCTCTTGGAAGGATTTCTTTGAGACTTCAACTGGGCAGGTTTTATTGGAGCTGTTAGCAGGATTTGGAGCATTTTTACTATACAAGACTTATGTAGCTAGAAGGGAAGCATATCTTCATCAGGCTCAATTGTTATCCTCAGCAATTTCTATTGCAGAAGGTTTATCGTACCCAGCTTATAGAGGCATTCCTCCGAAACTTATACTATCAATCACTCCTGATTCTCCTTTATCACTTCCTAAATATTCCGTTATAGGAGTTGCAAAGGATTATGATATACTTCTTGGGGAAGATTTGGTAGTAAATGCAGGTCAGACTGTTCAGACAATTGCTTATGTAGGAAAGTATGTAGAGGAAGAAAAGGACATAGTTCTTACTTCTGATACTAGGAAATACATATTTGTAAGATTCCTTCAGCCAATATCAGAGATATTTGATTTTGAAGTAAATGGAGAGAAAGTTGAATTTTCTACTAAGATAAAAGACTTGTCAGATAAGTGGGTCTTATTGACCAACCATGAATTCAGTCTTGATGCATTTTATCTAAATAATGATAGTAAATATAAAACTGGTAATAAAGCAAAGATAAAGGGAATTTACTTTGACTATAAGGATGAAATTTCTCAAGATGATTGTCAATTTTACTATAACTTTACAATAAATTCTATCTCACCTCCTACACAAAGAGACACAGTTGACACAATTCGTGTGGTAGCACCTTATTATGCAGATACTTCTCTAATAGTTAGAGCTAGAGAGGACTATAAGAAATTGTTCTTCATTAAGTTTCCATACTTGAGAGATGTAGTTACTCATGACGATTATTCTGATCCAAAGATAGTTTATATATCTTACTTGAAACAAGATTTATCACTTTTAAGTGAAGAAGAGAAGTCAGAATTTCTTAATTTTGTAGATTCTCTACGACCTATGGGAATTCCTCTTCCCCAAATTGTTGATCCTGAAGAAATAACTACAACATTGGACTTTTCAATAAAACTTGAGTATTCAGTATCTACTTCATTAGTAGAACAAGCAGTCAATGATACTATTGAAAAGTTCTCTAAATTCTTGGGAAAAGATTTGGATTTATATGAAATGGAGAATTATCTTGAGGAAAATTACGATTTTATAAAGATAGCTAGAGTTGTTAACAATGGAAGTTACACTTTGAATTGGAATTCGTATGTCAAAGTAAGTAATTATACTATAACATACTTGTAAGGTGAGGTATGAAATCTATCAAATTTTTACCTGAGAATTTACAGGACAAGGAACTTTTCAAAAAATTCTGTGAATTGCTTGATAAGGTCATAGAAAAAGAAGATGAACTGATACAACCTATCCTTCAAAAACTTGATCCAGAGAATTTGGAAGATATTGAAGATGTTTATAAAGAGTTTGGATTTGATTATCTGACAAATCTCCTCAGAATAGAAGAGACATCAAAGATTCTTGCTACCTACTTTTCACTGTTGAGAACTCTGAAAGGTAAGCGTTCAGGGTTGGAACTTCTTTTTCAATTGTTAGGATGGGATTATGAAATAACTGAATGGTGGGAAAAAGACCCTCCTGGAATTCTTTATACTGCTGAAGTTAAAGTAACATTTAACATTAATGAAATATCGACTAAAGAAGGAAGTATAATCGGTAAGTTCAAACATTTCTTTAGGAGCTATGTATATCCTCTTGTAACTCTTTACGTAGAGTATGTATTACCTTCTCTTAATTATGGAATAGGAACAATAGGATTTGTGAGGAATAAAAACTATGACACAGTCCTTGATATCAATCATCTAGGAACAATTTCTTTAGGTATAGTAAAAAAGTCTTTTTCAAATACAACTGAAGCAAGACTGGAGTTTGTTCATTATCTTGTTTCTACTTGCTCTTCATTTAAGAAAAGCATTGTTTCTCAAATTTATGTGTAGGGAGGACTTAAATGATTACAGGTATCATCACAAATGAAGGTTTGGCAAAAGCCATTATAGCATCAAACAACAAAGGATGGTATATCAATCTAGGAAAGTTCTATGTTTCTGAACAAAAAGGAGACTTGGATGCTACAAGAACAATTTCTGATATGAATCCAACCTGGTATTCAGCAGAAATATCAAGTATAGAAGTTTTGTCTCCTCAAGTCTTACAACTAAACCTTACAATTCCTGTCAATGCTACAACCGAACCCAAACAAATTGCAGAGATATACATAACTGCTTTCAATCCAGATACAGGTGAAGAGTTTCTGTTTTCTATTCAGCAGTGTGATCCAGTTGTGGAGTATGATCCTACCGGATCTATTACACTCAAAACTCAAATAAAAATTCAGAATTTAGATCTCACAGACATATTTCAATTCACATTTACTTATGGAGTTGAGTTAGAAGACCATAACAATGATCCCAATGCTCATCCTCACATAAGAGAAGCACTGAAGAAAGCAGGAATCTACATTGATGGTTCTGCTGATTATTCTTCTTTTACTTATGTAGGGCAATTCTGGGATGAGAAAGCTGAGTTTGATGCTTCTGTATCAGATGGAATGTTAGTTTATAAAGGTTCTGATGGAAAGTATTATCCTGCAATAGCAGATGGTTCTGAAAAGTCTAAAGTTGTGGGATATGCTGATGTAACCAATGGAAAAGTCATAGTTTCTGGCTTAATCCAAACTTCCCTAACTTATCCAGCAGGAACTGATTTATATCTTTCAGCAACTAATGCTGGTCAATTCACAGATCAACCTACGACTGTTAAAGTAGGATTATCCCTTGGGAATGGATTGATATTGTTAGGGACAGTAGGAGGAGGAACAGGAACTGGGGATCAAACCTCAGAAGACACTTTGTATGAAATACTTCTCACTCACTCTTCATTTGAATACTGCTACTATGATGGATTTACAACAAATGACTCTGTAACAGTGTCAGGATTAACCTATGATGCATCCAATACTGCTTGGCAAGGAGATTCAGGAGATTACTTCACTCATCAAGTAATTTCGGGTTCAGATACCTACTATAAATTCCTTGTTCATGTTGAAGCAGATAATACTGTGAATCCTTCTCTGCAATACTCAATAGATGGCGGGTCAACTTGGCAAAATGGTAATCTTGATGAAGTAATAATAGTTGAGTCTGGATTTACCACTCTTGACATTAAAATAACTTGGAATGGTTCTGGAAAAGTTTACAGTTTTGGGGTTCTTTATAAAGAGACAGGATTTAA